CCGTACAGTTATTGACAGAACTCCGAGAGGACGCGGACGCGTCCTTAAATTCAAAAGCCAAATCAACGGCACGTTTCGGGACAATCTTCCATTGCATCAGACGGGTTAAAATTGGCGTATCGTCGCCAACTTCGGTTGCGTAAACACCCTTGATGCGCACGGTTTCCTCGCCGTACTCATTCACATCTTCGCTTGCCTGATACCAGGTGCGCACGGCCAGATCGTCACGGCGCACGAACGGCCCGCCCTGCGCGTTAACGTATCCGGCCCAGTCTCCTGCGTCAGCGGCGTCATGCGCGGCCGCAAACTCAACGCTCAGGCCGTGTGCGGTTTCGCTGTCTGCCATGCGGCGCAGCTCGCGGTAAACCGTGACCGGCGCACCGCCCACAAACTGAAACTGCCGGATGTGCCAGCGTGCCGCCCAGGCAGAAACGGCCGAGGCTGTTTCTTTCAGATCTTTTCCGCTCTCGTCGTCTGTCTCACCATCCAGCGCATAACCATCAATATTTTTGGAAATGTATTTAGCAACGTAACCCGTTGCGCTGCCTTTATCCGGGTCGATAGCCTCGGCGTGAAAACGTGCCTTACGGGCCTTGTCTGTCGTCAGCTCGCTACTATCTTCCTGCCAGGCGTAATCGCGCATAATTTCGCGCACACGCTCAGCCTGCTCAGGGCGCATGAACATGAGCATATGCCAGTGTGGGGTCGCATCATGATGAGGCTCAGCAACGCGGATCCCGAAAATGCGGATTTCTTCGCGGTGCAGCTTGGCGCGGATTTTCTGCCAGACGCTGCAGAGATAACGCTGCGTGTCGGCCGGGCTGGCACCGTTCCATTTGCGGTTACGATGCCCTGTTTTTATTGTGGCGTGATAGCGAGCTGGGGCGGTGAGGGTGTAGAACTCGCCGATAAAGCCCATTTCGTTGCAGATGTTTTCGAAGCCGCGAATGCGGGTCATCAGCTCGCAGCGGCGGATCGCCGGGTTAGCTACGCTGCCGTCGTATTTCTCGATCAGGCTAATGCGATTGCCTTCCTCGTCTTCCAGCTCCATTCCCTTTAAAAACTCACGGGTACGGCGCTTCTGCTCACGCCACTCAGAAACGGTCATGCTGCTGGCGTAGGGGGTATACTTTTTGCTGACGTTAGCCAGGGCGATCTGAAGGTGTTCACGCCATGATGCAGCCACGCGGCGCAGTCGGCCTTTCCACCATTTTTCCGTCTGCATACGCATGATCGCCGGGGTAACTTCCTCCGGGTCAAACAGCCGGGACGTGACTTTATCCCATAATGGCGGCGTCTGGCTCAGCTCGCGGGTGATGGCGGCGGCGGTCATGTAAACGCGGTGCGTGTATTTATAATCTGACTCGTAGCTGGCCTGCGCATGTGCCTGTACCAGCTCAGCGAGGATGAAATTAGCAACATCCCCGGCTAGTAGATCAATGTCGGCGCGCGCCATGTCAGGCAGTCGGTTGAAACGGCGCATTAAATTGAAAAGCTGACCACCTGCTACAGCCGCATTGTCACGCTCAGTTGCGTTACCGCCGAGTAACTTTAATGTGCTCCCCTTCATTACCCCGACACGATATTGAGCGTTAACGGTTTCAATGCGTGGCAATGTGCGCTCAACAAATGTCTTTGCTAAGTACGCATTGGCGCGGGCTGTTCCCTGCGTCTTTTCCAGATCGCTGATGCGGCGTTTAACGTCGAGTTGTATCAGAGCAGGCTGCATAACGAGCAACTCCTGCGCACGCACTAAAGCCGCAATCATCTGACTGCGGCTGTGCATTTCCTCATAGGTGGGATAGGGGCTGGCGATGGCTTCCCGTGGAGCATTCCACGGGTAAGCAAAATCCTCATGCATCAGGAATTACCCTGCCGGTGTTTACTGCGATGTTCCTCAATTTCCTGGCAGGAAACGCAGCGAGTTACACCCAGATACGCGCGCCGACGCTTTTCAGGAATTGGGGCATCACAGTCTTCACAAAATGAGGCGCTTATAGCAGGCGCGCGATTGACGATATTGGCGATATTTCGAGCCAGCATTTCATCGGTGCGCTGCTGCACGATGTCCATTGAGTCAGCCATTAGTGCGCCTCCTCAATCTGAGCCTGAATTTTTTCCGCTTCCTGATTAAGTAGCTCGGCTGCTTCGATGTGTGTCATTCCATCACTACGGATCTTCCATGCCAATACATTGAGGCGTGAGGCCATAAGTTCTGCACGAGCAAGACGCTCTTCCTTGCGCGCATCATTCAGCATCATATCTAGTTCAATATATGAAGCAGGTTTACTGGTACCAGGTGATTTATTCAGCATGTAATTGTCCTTTCTTCAGGCAAAGCGAATCCCGGCGGGTTTACGCCAATTGATTGCTTTGCATTATTTAGTTCGTAATAGTCATTCGTTTGGGGAACAAACTCACAACAGCTTTCAGGTGATTCATTGCGCGAATCAACGCGTTTCTTTCATCAGTAGTGAGATTAGTAAAATCGGCTGAGTGCCGGTCTTTACCTATGTGCGCCAGGAAAAAAATGGCGCTTAACACTCGTTTGTTATCCTGATAATTGCTGTCAGTAACATCGCGCATTTCAGCAATAAAACGGGCTAAATCTTTTTCGCAATTTCCGCCCATCAGTTGAGCCCGAAGCAGAGCAACATGATTCAGCGCGGTAACACGTTGACCGGCTGTCAGTTCGACCAGCATGGAATCGCCTTCGATAGCCATGATTTGCTCCTCTTGGGTAATGCCTGTGCTTTGACTTCTAAAGCTGACGGCGTTACTGGATTCCAGCGCTTACCGTTTTCTCCCATGATCCAGCCGTGTCCGTAAGACATAGATGGGCTTTGACGTTTTAGCCTTGCAGCCATTGAGATCATGATTGCCCCTCAACTCATACCAAATGATGCACCGATGCCGCTGATAGCATCGACGGTTGAGGACAGTGCCGGGTTAGCCTGAATACGCGCCTGTACCGCAATTGCGGCCAGCGTTAAACAGCGAATACCGCTATTAACATTTTGCAGCAGGCTGCGTTTACAGTTGGCAGTCATAGGTTCTTTAGAGATTGCGCCAGCTGCTAATTGGCCCACTTCTGCAGTAGCTTTCATGACATACAGGGGAAACTTTTCATTAGCGACTTCATTTACTGGCACGCAGGGGAGGCACTGGATTTGCGCCAGCAGACCATCAACTAACGTTGCATCCTCAGTGACATCGGTAAGAGCTAAAACTTCTAAGACGGTAAGCTGATGCGGCTGGTCTGGATTCAGCTTATTACGCAGGGTTTGCGCACGAATGCCGCATTGTTTCGCAACGTCTTCCATGTTGTGAGCTAATGCGAATTTGCGACATGCATCGTCGTAATGGGTATGGGTAGAAACCTTGAAATCAAACATGCTCAGATCCCTCTTAACTTGCAAAATCAAGTTATGGTTTGATATAGCGGCATTTGATTGCTTGTTGGCGGTTCTTCTCACGCCATGCAGCAACATTGATAAGCGGATTGCCATGTTTCGTCATGGTGGTTTCTACCACTTCGCCGGTCTTACGATTAGTGCGGTTCTGCGTGTAGGTGAAAGATGGAGTAGGGGCAAGCAAGACAACGCCATTAGCAATCCATTTCTCCAGCACAGACAGGCTGATGCGGTTGGCTGCAGCAAAGTCCTGCTTAGACATGGTTGGGGATGTGGCGAGCGTGACGGCTTTGTTTACGGCGTCGTTTACCGCGTCACTGATGGCTGGCATCAAAATCGCTGCGACATTGGCAATAAAATCTTGAGATTGCACTAAGTCAAATGCGTTCTGGCTGTTTGCATTTTCAGTATGCATAACGCAATATCTCCTTTGGTCCGTTTTGTTCTATCGTGTTTCATGTGGTGTGAATGCACTTTAGATCGTAAAAACGATTTGGTAAATTATTATTTATCACTTTTTGGTGTTTTTATGATTGCAGAGAAAAGCGGTAGCGCTCAGATTCTCGAAAGATTGATGTCTTCTTATGGTGTTAGCACGCAGAAAGACCTTGCAGCAGCCCTTGAAATTCCAGCAAACAACATTAGTGGCTGGACCCAGCGTGATAGTGTTCCAGGAAACTCAATAATCAAGTGCGCGTTGGACACTGGCGCCGATTTGCAATGGCTAGTAACGGGTGAACTTGCAAAAGCAAAATTTGAAAATGAACCTAATGCTCCAAAAGGCGAGGCTCTTTATAGCGAGATAACTTCAAACGGCGGCAAGCCTGTATTACGTCGGATCATGGATGCTTATGGCTTTACGCTTCAGAAGCAACTCTGCGACCTGCTTGGCATATCATCCGGCACAGTCAGTACATGGGTGCGCAGAAATTATTTTCCTGGAGATGTAGTAGTGACTTGTGCACTCGATACAGGTGCCTCATTAGAGTGGCTCGCTACAGGGAAGGGTAAGCATCACAAGAATTGTCTTAAAGATTTAAGTGGTCATGAGATCCCGCATAAGAATTTGGCAGCAGGTGTGTTGATTGATAGCGGGACTTGGTTAGCAGATTTTAGCTTCATTAAACAACCAATTATTGAACCAATATTTATTTCAGGTAACGTCGAGGCATGGATAGTAGACCAGAGTGTTAAAGACATAAGTAATGGCCGCTGGCTAATTGGCATTGATGATAAATATGATATCTATGATATAGCACTATTGCCGGGCCGAAAGTTAAACGTGACAGGTAAGGGCAATAATTTTACATGTGGCGTCGAGGAAATAAAAGCTGCTGGTAAAGTGGTGTTAACACTGACTTATAATTAATATGAATTGCAATTTTCATTCAGGCTTGTTCTGCTAATGTTTCAATGGATTGATAGCATGAAAAATAAAAACAACTTTTAAATTGGAGGTGCATTAAGATGGATTATTTCTGGATCACACAAAAACCGAAATCTCAGCTTAAAGAATTGGAAGAGGGCTACATTAACTCGCGGCCCTCTGTAAATTACAGTTATTATAGGGAATCAGTCAAGGATATAAGAAAAGGAGATGTGTTATTCTTCTGTTCCAAAGGAATAATTTCATATATTGGAGTTACAGAAAGCTCAGTTATATATAGTGAAGATAAGGAAGGCGAACTATGGAGAGTAAAGTTTAAGCATTTTAAATTGGAAAATCCCGTTTCGATTTTAGAGCACAAAGAGTATTTGGTGGATAATAAAAAAATAAAGTACTCACCAATAACTTCTGAAGGAAAATCCCAAGAGGGTTACTGCTCTAATATCCCAGCTAATGTGGCTAATTTTTTACTCTCAAGAGCAGGCGTTTTTTTATCTAATGGTAAAGCAGTTGCATTGAAAAAAGGTTTGAACAACCGAGTGCATAACCTTGCTGAACTGCTAGTTGAACTTAAACGAAGTGATGTTTTGAATGTTATAAAAAGCTATAACACATTGAATAAATCGCATTATAAATATCAGCAATCATCAACTTATGATCTTAAGTATGGACTTGAACTATTTGCGCCAAAGGTTATATTTGGCTTCGCAGCAGCCAAAGTAATAAACAGGCCATTGTTTTCAGACGAGTTTTCAGGTGGTAATGGCACGCCGTGTTTTGAGATTTTGAAAAAATTGGGTTTTGAAATTATTGATAAAGCAGTTCCTGATGTACAAAAAAATGATGTTGAGATAAGTGAGATAAATAAAGATATTTCAGAAATTGAAGAAAATATAAACATTCCTGTGACCGAGCGCCAACAGCTTGTCGATGCAAGAATAGGGCAGGGTAAGTTTAGGCAGGATGTAATTGCATTACATAAAAAATGTATTGTAACTGGAATTGAGCTTCCTGATTTGTTGAGAGCGAGTCATATTAAACCTTGGAAAGACTCAACGAATCAGGAAAGATTAGATCCTGGAAATGGCTTACTTCTATCCGCCAGTATTGATGTTCTTTTTGATAGAGGCTTTATAAGCTTCAAAGATAATGGCCAAATGCTCGTTTCGGAGAAATTACGGGGAACTGACATTTTAGAAAAGTTAGGCATTGATCCTGAAAGGAAATTCTCAATTAATCCAAGCAATGCTAAGTATCTTTATTGGCACAGAAAAACATATTTCTATCAGTAACTGCATTTTAGCAATTGCTGTATTTATGATCAGCGCTGGCGATGCCGCCATATCATCGCCACTTACCACTATAACTTTATGATTTAAATGGTTATTAATAGTATTCGGTCTTTTTTTGTCAGATGCCGCCCATCAGTTAATGATTTTCAATCAATAACTTAGTCTTTTTCCGTTGTGTTCTTCTCCACTCTTCTGCAAGACGCCATTCCATTATGTCATTGCCATT